GACGGGGTTGCTGGCACGTAAAGAGAAGAAGGGAGGTGAAAGGTCAATGTTGAAACACAAGGCCTATAACTTCAGGATCTACCCCACCAAGGAGCAAGCCATCCTCATCAACAAGACCTTCGGCTGTGCCCGATTTGTCTACAACCACTTCCTGAACGAGTGGAACAAAACCTACAAGGAAACGGGGAAAGGTCTATCTTACTTCACTTGCTGCGCTCAGTTGACATCTCTTAAAAAACAGGAGGAAACCATCTGGCTGAAAGAGGTGGACACTACCGCGCTGCGATCCTCCTTGAAGAACCTGGCGGATGGCTTCAACCGTTTCTTCAAGAAGCAGAACAGGCACCCCCGCTTCAAGTCGAAAAAGAATCCGGTCCAATCCTATACCATGCAACAAAACAATGGGAATATTTCGGTCATGGGTACCAGATTGAAACTTCCAAAACTTGGATGGGTGAAGTTTGCGAAGAGCCGTGAGGTGGAGGGTAGAATCCTAAACGCCACCATCAGGCGCAATCCTTCTGGTCAGTACTTTGTCTCCATTGTGTGCGAAGTGGACATTCAACCTATCATCAAAGCGAATTCCACGGTCGGCGTGGATGTGGGATTGAAAGACTTCGCTATCCTATCCGATGGGACGGTTTACGAGAATCCGAAATTCTTCCGTTCGATGGAGAAAAAGTTGGCGAAGGAGCAGAGAGTCCTATCAAGGCGTATGGAGCAGGCTCGAAAAGACGGCAAAAAGTTGTTAGATGCGAAGAATTACCAGAAGCAGAAGCGGAAAGTGGCTCGTATCCATGAGCGTATCACCAACAAGCGCAACGACTACCTACACAAAATATCGACCGAGATTGTCAAAAACCACGACATCATCGGTATCGAGGATTTAGGGGTCGAAAATATGGTGAAGAACCACAATCTCGCCAAAGCCATCAGCGAAGTGAGTTGGAGCCAGTTCCGAACCCTACTGGAATATAAAGCAGACTGGTATGGAAAGGAAGTCGTTGTAGTAGCCAAAAATTTTCCGTCCAGTCAACTTTGCCACTGTTGTGGCTATCAAAACAAAGACGTGAAGAACCTCCGAGTTCGTGAATGGGAGTGTCCAGAATGCCATAACCATCACGACAGAGATCTAAACGCAAGCATAAATTTAAAAAATGAGGCAGTTCGGATTTTGAGCCTCCAACCGTCGGGACGACGGGGGTAGCCTAATGAATTCAGAACCAATAGGTTCTGTTACTTAGGAATGTCTACCTGAAAATCATCAGATTTTAAGGGGGAGTAGTTCAAAAATAGACCTATCAATTCGAAAGCTGGATAACGAAAATTTTCATAGACCTTGGCTTCTCAAAAGAGAAGGCGGGGAATATCGACAACACGCGCATCTAAAAACGAAAGAGGACGCCGAGCGGGTACGGGATCTGATCTTGCAAGGAAGAAAAGCACCGTGCCGGGATTACCGGATTGCGATGCAGCGGATTTTAACGACGGAGGAGTACGACCAGCTCGATGTGAAGCCGCGATTTCACCGGCCGCAACGGGTGTATCGATAATTAAAAATGAGAGTGGGGTGGTGATATGAGGGAGGCAACAGGCCAACAAAAATTATTCGTAGATGAATATTTAAGATTAAGAAAAAAGAATCAAACTCAAGCTGCAATCAATGCGGGATATAGTGAAAAATCTGCTAGTTCTCAGGCTAGTCAGCTACTTAACAACCCTAAAGTATTGGAATATTTAAATGAACGAGAAAAGGCTATTATACAAGAATTGCAACAAGAATTTATATTTGATGCTTTAGAAGCTAGAAAAGTCATGTATGAGATCATGAAGAAAGAAGACGCAGAAAATAGAGATAAGATAAACGTAGCTAAGGATTTTCTTGATAGAGCAGGATTTAAACCTACCGATAAAGTAGAGCATAGTGGAAATATGAGTATAAACAATCCTTTTGAGGGGTTGACTACAGAGGAACTAAAGAAGTTGATAAAATGAGAGTAACACGCTGTTACAACTTGCACGTACACCTATAATCTGGTATCATGATTATGAGGTGATAACATGATGGAGATTTGGAAAGACATAAATGGATATGAAGGATTATATCAAGTTAGTAACTTAGGAAGAGTAAAAAGCCTAGAGCGTTACAGACAAAATCATAGTAAATTGCAACTGATACCTGAAAAGATAAAATCAAAAAGAATAGATCCACAAGGGTATGAGTTAGTGGACTTATACAATAAAAACAAACAAAAAACTATAAGGGTACATAGGTTGGTTGCTGAAACCTTTATATCCAACTATGGCAATGAAGATACTGTAAACCATAAAGATGGGAATAAAACCAATAATAAGGTGGTAAATTTAGAGTGGGCTTCATTTGAAGAGCAAAACAAACACTTTTATAAACATAATCTGAAGAGTGAAGAAAATATAAAAAAAGCAGTAAAAGCTATGAATAAAGCACAGTCAAAACCAGTAAAATGTTTAAACAATGGGAAAGTATACGAATCAGCTTCCGAAGCTGCTAGGGAGATAGGAGTTTGTGGCAGTTTAGTAATGAGATGTTGTAGAGGCGAGAGGAAATCAGCCGGTAAAGATAAAGACAACAATCCTTTACATTGGGTTTATATATAAAGGTGGTGGTTAAGAGTGAGTGTTGATATGGATAAAATTAAATTAGGAGCAAAATTAGAACTTGCAAGACGCGAGTTCTTTTATTTTTGCAATTTATTAGCTCCTGATTTCTATAAAAAGGATAGAGAGTATTTAGTAAGCTTATGTAACGATATGCAAGAGTTCTTATATTCAGATGACGACGTCCTTATTATCAATGCTCCTCCTTAACTTAGACACGGGAAAAGCCGGACGGCACAGCTTTGCGTGGAATGGGCGTTGGGAAAAAATCAGCAACTGAAAGTAATGACGGGATCGTACAATGAAACCTTAACTACCCAATTCTCGAAAGGTGTCCGAAATGCAATCGCCGAAGTAAAGGCCGATAAAAACCGAATCGTGTATAGCGATATTTTTTTCAACGTGCGAATCAAGCCGGGCGACGGGGCGATGAACCTTTGGAGCCTTGAAGATGGACACAATAACTACCTCGCAACTTCTCCAACCGGAACGGCGACAGGGTTCGGGGCGGATCTGCTGATTATAGACGACCTGATAAAAAACAGCATGGAAGCAAACACGGCTCATGTGTTAGAAGGGCATTGGAATTGGTTTAAAGACACCATGCTGTCCCGGCTGGAAGCTGATGGAAAGATCATCATCATCATGACGCGGTGGCACTCGAAGGATCTGGCGGGGCGCGTGTTAAAAGAAATGCCGGAGATGGGATACAAGGTCAAGCACATTAGCTACAAGGCGCTGCAAGATGACGGTACGATGTTATGCGATGAAATATTGCCGTATTCTGAGTATGTCGCAAAGTCAAAAATTATGGATCCGGCGGTGGCGTCGGCAAACTATCAGCAGGAACCGATTGACCTGAGGGGTCGTTTATACGATCGATTCAAGACCTATGAGACCGTCCCGCAAGATGCAGAAGGCAGACCATTATTTACGGCGATTAAATTGTATTGCGATACGGCAGATACGGGAGCCGATTATTTGTGCAGCATCGTGTATGGCGTGTATGAAAAAGAAGCCTACATCTTGGATGTGGTGTATACAAAAGCACCAATGGAAGAAACAGAACCGGCGGTAGCAAATCAATGTATAGAGAACGAAGTAAATGTCGCGGACATTGAGAGCAATAACGGTGGTCGCGGGTTCAGCCGGGCGGTGGGACGTCACTTACGAGAGAAAGGATGGAATCGAACGAAAGTGCGATGGTTTCATCAGTCAAAGAACAAGGTGGCTCGAATCATGACGCAAGCGACTTTTGTCATGGAGCACATTTATTTCCCGGTGAATTGGCGAGATAAGTGGCCGGAATTCTATCAGTCGATGTATGAGTATCAGAGAGAAGGGAAAAATGCGCATGATGACGCACAGGACGCAATCACAGGCGTTGCAGAGCACGTACAGCAAAATATCGATGTTGTACTGCACCGGCATTCATTGTAAGGGGGTGGAAAGTTGGAGTATGTAAAAGAATTTCATTTGGACGAAGAGATTGAGCTGACAGGCGAATTACTGGAAGAGTTTATTCAGCAGCACCGGACACTTGTTCTTCGCTATGAAGAATTGGATCGGATGTATCGTGGTGAGCACCCTATTTTGAAGATGGAAGAAAAGGCGTTATTTAAGCCGGATAACCGCTTGGTTGTAAACTACGCGAAATTCATTGTGGATACGTTCAACGGGTTTTTCATGGGCGAGCCAGTAAAGGTGACAAGCGACAGAGAGGAAGTGGCGGAATATATCCGGCTGATCGAAAAATACAATGATATTGACGACAACAATGCAGACCTGGCAAAAAAATGCAGCATCTACGGACACGCATTTGAACTGGTGTTTCTCGACGAAGAAGCGCAAATCGGGGTTACCAATATCGATCCGAAAGAGTGTTTCATCATTTACGACAATTCGATCCGGGAGCGGCCGCTATACGGAATTCGCTATCGCGTGGACGAGGAAAGAAAGATCGAAGGCACCATTTCCGATCCAGAAAAGATCCACTACTTCGAGATTGGCGATGATGGACTGATATTTACGGAAGAAACACCGAACTACTTCGGGGATATCCCTATTATCGAATATGTAGAAAACGAAGAACGAATGGGCGCCTTTGAGCCGGTGGAAACGCTGATTAATGCGTACAATAAAGCAATCTCTGAAAAAACCAACGATGTGGACTATTTCGCGGACGCTTACATGAAGATCTTAGGAGCCATGCTTGACGAAGAAACGCTGCAGCGGATCCGGGATAATCGTATTATCAACATGGCAGGACAGAGTGACGGGAACCTGGTGGTCGAATTCATGGGAAAACCGAATGCAGATGAAACGCAGGAGAACCTTCTTGATCGGCTGGAGAAATTAATCTTTGCGATAAGTATGGTGGCGAATATTACAGACGAAACGTTTGGTACAGCAAGCGGAATTGCGCTGAAATACAAGTTATTGTCTATGTCTAACTTAGCGAATACGAAAGAGCGCAAATTCGCGAAAGGGTTCAATCGGCGGTTCCAGCTCATAAGTCAAGTACCAAATGCAAAAATTAATCCCGAGGATCTGTGGGGGATCGAATATCAGTTCACACGAAACATGCCGAACAATCTGGCAGAAGAAGCCGAGCAGGCGCGCGCATTAAAAGGCATTGTATCGGACAAAACCTTGCTTCAAGCGCTTTCGATCGTGCAAGATGTAGGGGCAGAAGTGGAGAGACTGGAAGAAGAAAATGCGTATGTGAATCCGTATATCGCCGAGCAGGTGATTGCTGATGGCGAAGAATAGAGCCGACTTTATTGCCAGGCAAATTGAATACACGAAAGAACGCGAGCTGGCGCATATTGCGCAGAGCCTAAAAGATGATGCAGCATATAAACGCGAGCTGATCCAGCTTTACAACCGCACGCAGGACCGCATCGAAAAAGAGCTTGCGGCGCAGTATCTTCGGTACGCGGCAAAAGAAGGATTGACGATGGACGAAGCGATGATGCGCATTTCACGCTTCGATGCGGATGCTTTTTCCAAAAAGGCCGCAGAACTGGTAAAGAACATGGATTTCACGCCGGAAGCGAATGACCTGCTGCGACAGTACAATCTAAAAATGCGTGTCAGTCGACTGGAGCTCATGAAGCGGGAAATGCTGCTGGAAACAGCGACGTTGGCAGATCAGGAAGTAAAGATGCTGCATGCAAAGCTGATGGAGGAAGTTCAGAAAGAAGCTGAAAGACAAGCAAGTATTTTGCGGCTGACGAAGGAAACGCGCAAAGCGATTGTAAAGAGTGCTGAGCGCATTGTACGAACGAACATGTATAGCGCCAGTTTTTCTCAGCGGGTTTGGGCGAATCACTCGGAGTTGATTAACCGCCTTGCTGAAGGCCTCGAGCGATCGATTCTGCAAGGAGAGCATCCGAGTGTATGGGCGCGCAATCTGCGTGATTTACTAACTAAAGAGATGGCGGACACGGGCAAAGAGAACGCCCTGTATGCAGCAAACCGAATCGCCGTGACGGAAACAGCACGAGTGCAATCAGAGACGGCGCAAGAGAGTTTTCGCAAAGGCGGTTTCGAGAAGATGATCTGGATTACAGAGATGGACGAGCGTACTTGTGATGTATGCGGTCCGATGGACGGAGAAATATTCGACGTCGATGGCGCACAGATTGGCGGGGAATTACCGCCCATGCATCCGTTTTGTCGGTGTTCAGTAGCGGCATATTACGAAAGAGAAAGCTAAGCGCTTGAATGAGCGCTTTGTAATGCCCAGGCTTGGATCGGCATAAAAAGCTAAGGAAAGACAAGCATTGCGTCTTAAAACATATGGGAGGAAAAAATGGAAAACGAACAAGTTGTAAATACAGAAACTGAACTGGAAGAAAAACAGCAGGCGGAAGAAACCCCGGAAGAAAAGCTGAAAGAACCAAAAAAAGAGGAATCGGAAAAAAAGTATTCCGATGAGGAAGTCAACGCGATTCTATCAAAAAAGTTCGCAAAATGGACGGCGCAGAAAGAAAAAGAATTGAGCGAAGCGCAGAAACTGGCAGAAATGGATGCACAGCAAAAAGCAGAATATGAGCGAGACAAGTTAGAAAAGGAACTTGCGGAACTCAAGCGCGAGAACACTTTGAATGCGATGGGGAAAACCGCACGCACGATGCTTTCTGAACAAGGGGTTCATCTGCCGGATGCGCTGGTGTCGATTTTAGTGACGGAAGAAGCGGAGAGTACGAAAACGAACGTAGACAATTTTGTGCAACTCTTCAAAGAAGCGGTGGATACTGCGGTGAACGAAAAGCTGAAATCCGGAACGCCCAAGCGAATGGCCGGCAGCAAAGCAATGACACGAGACGAAATCCTGAATATTGCCGATGCAAAAGCACGAAGAAAGGCAATTCAGGAGAATCTGGAACTATTTAACTAAAAGGAGAATGATATAAATGGCAGCAGAATCAGGATTGAGCACAACATTTGACAAGGTATTGTCTATCGACTTTGCAGAACAGTTTGGACAAAAACTGAAAACATTAACTGAATTACTAGGGGTTCAACGTGTCATCCCAATGCCAGCAGGATCTAGCATCAAAACGTACACTTCTAGTGTTACTTTGGATGGAACGGTAGTCGGCAAAGGCGACATTATCCCTTTGTCTGAAGTTGAATTGGCCGAAGGCACACCCATCACGTTGACTTGGGATAAAAAACGTAAAGCAGTAGCGATGGAAGACATCCAAACTTATGGCTTCGACACTGCTTTGACTCGCACGGACAGCAAATTATTGAGCGAAATCCAAAAAGGCGTGCGCACTAAACTTTTGACACAATTGGCAACCGGAACAACTAGCACCCGCGCAGAAGATTTACAAGCTGCGATGGCGCAAAACTGGGCTGCGGTTACTGCTAAATTCGATGAAGACGATGTGGAAGTAATCTCCTTCATCAACCCTTACGACGCAGGTAACTACCTGGCAAGCGCGAACGTTACTGTCCAAACCGCGTTCGGTATGACTTATTTAGAAGGCTTCATGAACAACAAAGTGGTCTTCATGAGCGCACAAATCCCTACTGGAACCATCTACTCGACTGCGGCTGACAACTTGGTTGCGGCTTACGCAAAAATGGGTGGTGGAGAAATCGCTAAAGCCTTCGATTTCGTAACTGACTCCACTGGCATCATCGGCGTAACGCACGACATCAACAAACAACGTCTGCAAGCCGAAACAATCACTGCTTACGGCTTGGAGTTGTTTGCTGAACGTCTGGATGGCGTGGTCATCTGTACAATTCAACCGGAAGTGACTTACACGGCTGCTGCTGATGGCGAAACTGGTGCGACTACTTCAACTAAAATTACTTTGACATTCAGCGAAGCGGTAACGGGCTTGAAAGCAACTGACATCACTTTGACCAATGGAACTGGTAAAGCGACTAAGGGTGGTCTGACTGCTGGAGCTGACAACACTTATGATTTAGCGATCAGCGCGGTTACTGAAGGTACTGTCGTAGTGACTGTGAAGGATATCCCGGGATACAACTTCACAACCCCATCCGTCACTGTCAACGTATACAAAAAAGAAGCGTAATGTGGCTTAGCGCCTGATTCTTCGGGCGCTATTTTTCATACAGAAAAGTAGGTGAACGTCATGACAAAAACACCGCTGGAAAGGGCAACGGAGCTGATCTTTTATGATCAGCCCCCCACGCCCGGACAGTCGATACTGTTGGAAAATATTGCTGCATTAGTCGATGCGCGAATCATGGGACGGCTACCTGCGATGATTGGAGATACAGCAATTACAGCGGTACCCAAAGAACTGGAGCACATCGCTGTTGAAATGATTGTACGGCGGTTCAACCGGATTGGGTCGGAAGGCATGAGCGCTGAGTCTGTTGAAGGACATTCGGCTACGTACACGGAATCAGACATGAGAGAGTTTGAATCAGCGATCGATGCCTGGGTTGATGCGCAGGAAGTTATGAGTCGGAAGGTGGTGCGCTTTCTGTAATGAGATATGACAGAGAAATTGCATTTGTGACCGAAGGCGCACGCATCTATGACGAAGCGACGGGGGATTATATCACCACGCCCGCCGAGAGAATCATTCGATCCGCGCATGTTTCTGACATGGGTCTAGAGCAGATGAATCTGCTGTATGGCACAGTGGTCGAACAAGCAAAAGTCGTTCGCATACAAGGTGCAGGGCCTGTGGATTTTGATTATATCGAGATCGGCGGAGACTCTTACTCAGTTACGTTGATGCGCAGATTGCGGCATGAAACTACCTTTCAGGTGGTGAAAAAACAATGACAATAAAAATGGCTGGATTGGCGCGGATGATTAAGGGGATCACCGACATTTATCAGAAATCGGATTCCGAGATCGGACGGGTAGTTAAGGCGAATACCGCTGAACTGCAGCAAAAAGAGATGCGCACCGTACCTGTTGACACGGGCTTTCTAAAGCGATCCATCATGTTAACGATGAAAGATAATGGATTGACTGGTGTGGTCGAGCCGACCGCTTCGTACGCAACTTTTGTGGAATTCGGGACGCGGTTTATGGCAGCGCAGCCGTTCGTACGACCGAACTATGACGAACAATCGAAACAGTTCATAAAAGACATGGAAAAATTTGTAAAGTGAGGTTGTGATGACGAACTCACCGCGACAAGAAATCTTTACGATGTGTCGGCAAGCGGCGGTGCGTGCATTGGGAGAATCTTCTGTATTCGACTATTTACCTGGAAAAGAAGCAAGATATCCGTTTGTTTTTATTGGGGAGCAATACGGGGAGGATACTCCATACAAGAACGTCGTCACCGGCGATTGCACGCAGACTATACATGTCTACCATAATGATCCCGGCAAGCGAGGATCTACACAGAATATGATGGATCGTGTGCTGTATGAGGTTCGAAAAGTGAAGCATACGCGGACATTTTATATCGAATTGATAGACACGCGCACACAGATGCTGACAGACAACACGACAAGCACGCCGCTTTTACATGGTGTGCTTGAACTACGATTTAAATTTTACTAGGAGGGAAAAATGGCACAAGCAAAGCAAGGGAAAAAGATCGTCTTATTGTGGCGTTTGCTGAAAGACGCGGCGGAAAAAGAAGGAACACTGATGCTCTTCCAAACCGAACACAGCACGGAAAAGAGCCGGGATGGCGATTCCATTATCACAAAAACGGGGACTATCCGAAAACCGGGCGAGTTAGAAGAAGAAGTTCCTTTCACCTCGCTTGCGGCGGTGGATGATCCCGTCATTGACTTTTTGGATACCGCGATTGATGAAGGCGAACTATTGGAGCTATGGGAAGTAGACATGAACAAAGAAGCGACAGGAGGAAAATATCCTGCGAAATATCGCCAAGGTTACTTGACGGAACTGTCGAAAGCGGCGAACGCAGAAGATGAGGTAGAAATCTCCGGCACTTTTGCTACCAACATGAAAGCACAATCCGGGGAAGCTACGTTCTCATTTGACCAGATGGAAGCGGTTCAGTACCAATTCCGCGACACAATAAAGGTAACGGAAGGCGAAACAGGAGACGAAACAGGAGACGAAACAGGAGACGAAACAGGAGACGAATAGGAGGGGCAACCCTCCTTTTTTTCATAAGGAGAAAATATGCAACTGAAAATTGGAGAAAAAGAATACCCTATTATCTTAGGATTTGACGCGATTAACTATTTGGACGAAGTGTATTACTTCGAGGTGAATGGCATAAAGTTGGCGCAAGGTGTGAAGATTGTCATGCAGTATCTCATGGACGAGAATCCGGTTGCGCTCTATCACATGATTAAAGCCGGCACGTCTACGGAATCGCAAAAGCCGTCTAATGCTGACATTGAAGCTTTTATCTCAGAACTGGGTGAGAAAAACAAACTACAGAAACTGTTCGGGGAGATGATTGAGGAGTTAAAAAAGCAACCTCTTACCAAACACACCGCCAAAGCGCTGGTAAGAGAAGCGGAAAAGGCGGAGGAAGCAGCCGCAACGCAGGATTAAGCTATTTTGAGATTTTAGCGGAGTGCAAGCGAATGTATCCAACAATGTCGATGCTGGAGGTGCGGAGGACGACGATTGCAGACTTTGAAGTGATGAAGCAGGCGTACGCACTATCGCAGGTAGACCGCATCCTGATGGCTACGATACAAGCATGGCAGAGCGGACAGGTGCAGGCTACTGACAAAAAGGGCAGGCCAGTCTATCGAAAGATGAAACAGCTTTTCGACTACGAACGAGAACTGGAGCGTGTCCGAGCCGGCGCACGACCGGAAAGTGGAATGAAGAATCGAACGGGCTTGGAATTAGCAGCGAAAGCCAATCGGGAGGTGAAGCGAAATCATGGCTGATTATAATGTGACCGCAATATTTAGCGCCAATATATCGAAGTTCAAAGCGGGCGTCAAAGAAGTATTAGGCGAATCCGAAAAACTGAAACGACTCACTGAGCTTAATGCACAAGGTATAGGCAGCACCTTACAAGGACTTGGAAAAGGGCTCACGATTGGATTGACGGTGCCTTTGGTAGGCGCCAGTGTAGCGAGTGGGAAATACGCCATGAAATTTGAATCGGCTATGGCTGGTGTACGAAAAACCACCGATTTGACGGATGCAGAGTTTGCGGAAATGACGCAGACAATCCGTGACATGGCCAAAGAACTCCCGACATCAGCGAACGAAATTGCGAGGGTCGTGGAAGCGGGTGGACAGCTGGATATCCAGAAAGAAAACATGGTAGACTTTGCCCGGGTCATGATCGACCTGGGAGAATCCACGAACTTGGGATCTGATGAAGCCGCTACATCACTGGCGAGACTTGCGAATATCACCCAGATGCCGCAGACAGAGTTTAGGCGACTGGGATCGACCGTTGTTGACCTTGGAAATAACTTCGCCACGTCAGAATCCGAGATTGTCGACATGGGACTGCGTTTGGCTGGTACAGGAAACCTGATTGGTCTGTCAGAAGCGCAGATAATGGCGCTGGCTACCTCGATGACCTCTGTCGGAATTAACGCCGAAGCGGGGGGTTCCGCTTTCTCGCGTGTCATGCAGAAGATGAACACTGCAGTTGTTTCCGGCGGTGAAGAACTGGAAGGCTTTGCAAGAGTTTCCGGCATGAGCGCGGAAGAATTTGCCGCGACGTGGCAATCTGACCCGCAGGAGGCGATCACGGCATTTATCAAAGGACTTGGTAATGCGCAAGACAGTGGAGAAGATATCATCTCCATGCTGAAAGAATTAGGCATCAACGGCATACGCGAGACGGACACCTTGCAGCGCCTTGCAGGCGCAGGAGACCTTCTGCATTCTGCGTTTGAGACCGCGAATACCGCATGGGAAGAAAACACGGCGCTGGCAGAAGAAGCGGGTCTGCGATATGAAACCATGGAATCGCAGCTGGCAATGGCGAAAAACACGTTGGTCGATGCTGGGATAACCATCGGGAAGGTTGTTGCACCGATGTTTGTGAGTGTCGCGAAAGCAGTAGCGCGGATAGCGGATGCATTTTCCAATTTATCGCCGGGCGCTCAAAAGGCGATCATCGCATTTTTAGGAATCCTTGCAGCTCTCGGACCAGTGATTTTTATCATTGGAACTTTGGCGAAAAAATTCAATGCAGTAGTGTCGGTTGTAAAAAATGTTGGTAAGGCCATTGGTTTTTTAGCGTCGCCGATCGGCATAGCAATTGTCGCTATTGCTGCTATCGTGGGTGTAATAATCTATCTTTGGAAGACGAACGAAGGTTTTAGAAATGCGGTCATCGGTATTTGGGAAGGCATCAAGTCGGCCATCTCTGGTGCGGTTGAAACGATTAAGACCGTAGCGTCCAACGTATGGGAGTCTGTGAAGGAACGATGGACAGCCTTTGTCGATACCGTGAAAGCGATCTGGGAAGGAATACCGGAGTTTTTTTGCCGGACTATGGGAAGGCATAAAGCTCGGAGCAATAAACCTGTGGACATCCGTGACAGAAGCTTGGTCGGCAGCGGTGGAAGGCATCAAGACGATGTGGAATAACATCGTCACATTCTTTACCGAATTATGGGAAAGCATCAAAACAACTGCTGCAACTGCATGGGGAGCAATATCCAATGCGGTTATGGGTTTGATCGGTCCTTTTATCGAATCAATTCAAAGTTCATTCGCAAGAACAAAAGAAGCACTTGGTGTAATCTGGGAGAATATCAAAACCGCCGCTGCAGCAGCATGGGAGCTGATAAAGAATGTAATCATCGGTCCGGTGCTGGTGCTTCTACAGGCGCTGACAGGTGACTGGGAGGGCGCAAAGTCGTCGCTCACACAAATCTGGGATAACATCAAAAGTGCCGCCTCCACGATTTGGGAATCATTGAAAAACTCGGTTATAACCATCGTCACGACTTTTGTGACAAACCTCAAATCACAATTCGAGGGGATGAAGCAATCCGCGATTAATATTTGGGAAGCGTTGAAATCTGGCGTTGTCAAGCTTGCTGAAAACATTAAAACTGGCGCGATTAACGCGTGGAATGCGATTAAAACTGGTGTAGTAAATGCAGCAAATGCACTCAAAACTGGTGCAATCAATGCGTGGAACTCACTAAAAACTAGTATTGCAAATTTAGTCAACAACATCAAAACCAGTGTGACAAACGGCTTTAACAACGCAAAAACAGCAGCAATTAATGCGGTCACGACTCTTGTAAACCGTGTAAAGACAGGCTTTACGGATATGCTAACAAAAATTCGAACAACCATTACTCAGCTACCGACAACGATACGAAACGGGTTCAATCAAGCAATCAACGCCGCACGAAGTTTTGTAAGTTCAGCGATTTCTGCCGGCCGGGATTTGATCCTGGGCTTTGTTCAGGGTGTAAAAAACGCTGCAGGCAGACTGATCGAGTCGGTGAAAGGCGCCATAAGCGGCGCAATCCAAGGTGCGAAAAACCTATTGGGTATCCGTTCTCCGTCTCGCGTGTTTATGAAGTTCGGGCAACAGACGGATGAAGGATTTGCGAAAGGGATCGAGCGCTTTGCCAATCGGCCTGCAGGTGCAATGGAAGACATGATCGGAAATGTCGTGAAATCTTTTGATACAATCGATTTTGATTTGTCGGATCGACTGCAGCCGATGAACGCATCTGTAAATCGTGAGATGGACCATATTATCAACGATAACCGCAATAACAAGCAACCGGTGGAATTGAACTTCACACTCGGCCAACGACAATTCCGCGCTTTCGTGGAAGATATTTCGAGTGTGCAAGGCAAAGACATCCAACTGGAAGAACTGTACGGATTTTAGAAAGGGGGTTGCATGAAACAATACAGATTTACCGATACGATACAGCCCCCCGTCTATGATCGGGTAGGCATTGAAATCATGATCGATGGCGTGACGCTGGAGCGCGCCATCGAAGGGTATCAGACGCTAACGGTGCAAGGACGCGAACTGGTCGGTCGAGATATTGAGTCCAGAAACTACAAGACGATCCGAGCCGGGAAGAAAACGCAGACTTCAAGAAATTATCGCGCTTCTTTAGCGCCCAATGTGCTGATGAGTAGTAATTTTACTTCTCGTACGCTCATTATCGCCTATGAACTGCAAGCGCCCAATGAGTGGGAATTTCGGAGGTTGTGGGAGCAGATGAACTTGCTCATAAACAAAGAGGAAATCCCGATCAGTTTTTCGGACGATCCCGACTTTTACTATATCGGCACGCTTTCGCAGATTGAAGAAGTGAACCCCGACAGCAACCACGTGCACTCATCTTTCCAAATCGAGTGTATGAATCCTTTCAAATATCGCAAGCAGGAACAGACGTGGTCTTTCTTCACGGCAGCGGACTTTCCGCAAGTCGCCGAGTACCCGGTCGTAATTGAAGAAGTGCGCATCACCCCACGCGCGTCGGCGCCACATATACGGATTTCAAATGACGCGACGGGAAGTTTCTTGCAAATTGATAGAAATATAGCTGCGGGAACGGATGTGATTATCGACCTAATTAATGCCGAAGCGCATACATCGGCGGGTCTTGATCTTATGCCGTATCACAATGTTTTTTCGGACTTTGAGGACTTTTCGATTGAACTGGGCGAACGCGTGTCCACAAATATCGCCGCTGATGTAGCGATAACCTACCGCAGGAGGATGCTCTGATGCTGATCCTTTTTGATCATCAAGAACAGCCGATCGGTCGCCTGACTTCGCGCTCGCTGATAAGTTGCGTGCAAACAGAGCCCCTAAACGGACTGGTGATGCTCGACTTTACAGTGGACTATGAAAGCATTGATGCTATGGATGAAGTGTCCTATGTGGCACACAAAGACGCGGTAAATGCGAACGCAATCCAGATGTACAAAATTCTTACGTCCATGCCCGACAATCAAGGAATGACCTATCAGGCCTTGCATATCGTACACGATGATATGAAAGGATACGGCTATATCCGAGAACGTGCGCTGGGCGGCGTGCAGGCAGGCGCCGCGCTATCCGTTGCACTTGAAGGCAGCCGCTGGCAAGTAGGTCGTGCAGATCCGACCGCAGCGGGCAGCGTGCATTTTTACGACAATTCAAGGCAAGAGTGCATCACGAAAATCCTTGATACGTGGGATGTGGAGCTGGGGTATCGCATCGTCTTTACCGGCAACCAAATCACCGGTCGCTATATCGACTTGTACGCCCGCCGGGGCGTTGAGACAGGTAGACGATATGCCTACGGCCGCGGCGCTCTGGAAGTGGTGCGTGAAGAGTCACAAGCAGGGCTGTATACTGCGGCGATTGGACGTGGCAAAGGCGAACAAAAGTTCGATGACGAAGGAGCGGCTACAGGCGGTTTCGGACGGAGAATCAATTTTTCCGATGTCGTGTGGTCGAAGGCAGCGGGTGATCCGGTAGATAAGCCCGCAGGGCAAGAATATGTAGAAATTCCCGAAATGACCGCGCAGTTCGGCTACTCAGACGGTTCTCCACGGGTGAAAGTCTGTGTGTATCAAGACATCGAAGATCCGGCCGCTTTGCTGCAAAAGACGTATGAGGAGCTACTTGTAAATAGCCGACCGCTGGTGCAATTCCGTGCCACGATCACAGAAGCAGGAAATTTGGAACTCGGCGACACCGTGTCCATCATTCGAAAAGAACTTGGGATTTACTACAAGACGCGAGTTTTCAGCGTTAAACGTGATCTTTTGGGCGGCTCTCTCGTGGAAATTAACCTTGGAGACAATCTCGATGTATCACAGGCGGACTACAACCGCAGTTTACGGAAAGAAATTGCAGCCGTTGAGAATGACATTTCCGGCGCGATGGAGAGTGCGGTATCGTGGATGCAGCAGACATTGTCCGCATCGATGTTTGACGATGATGCTTACTACTATCGCATGGAAATGGGAAACGACTATCAGCTACCCGCAGGATTGTACACGTTTGACCGGCCAATCGATCAGGCGCCTACAAAAGCGTTGTATTTTGGAGCAGGCAAGCTTGCGGTGTCTAATCAAAAAGACAGTCAGGATAGGTGGATTTGGTCGACATGGGCAACGGGTGACGGCATGGTGGCCGATGTTATCACGTCAGGCACGCTGCTCGCAAATCTGATCAAGACAGGAATCTTATCAGATGCCGCCGGGCGTAACTTCATCGACATGGAAACGGGCGCTTTTAACTTTGGAGACAAGATTACCTACGATCCGGTAACAGGTCAATTCCGAATCGATGGAGCGCTTCTGGTCAGCATGATCAGCGGGCAGAACGACAAGTTATCTGGGAAAAACATCACGTTGGACGGGAACACCACAGTACTGGGCACTTTCTCGGTGCCGGGCAGTTCTCTTTTTGGAACGATTGATGCGCAGACGATCCGTATCAAAAACCAAGACTTGAGCGAATTTGTCCGAGGTTTCTTAAATACTCCGACTTTTTCTACGGGGTTTAATAGCTATCAACCGGCCACCATGAAAGGTACGTCGGTCGCTTTCGGGGCAAACTCGCAATACATTCAGATGCGCGACACAGGCGGGCGGGCACAGATGATCCTCGATGGAACTTTCGCGGTAAAAGGCACAAGCTATTATCACGAAATGAACGCCGGGGGATATCATTCGGGCTTATCTCAATCTTCGAGCCGCAGACTGATAGGAAACAATGGGAGCTGGACGGTAATTGGCGGCGGGTTGGGTGGCACGGCGATCCAAATCAGTGGAGACACAGTCCAATCGAACTACGATGTGGATCTGACCCGCGGTCTGACGTTTGGTGGCTACACGATCACCCGTGGGAGTGACGGGAATCTCAAGTGGAACTAAGTAAGGAGCGCATATGCGAATCGACAGAATTAATTTATCCGTAGACACAGACGGCAAGACCGGGAAAGTGCGGTCAGCGTCCATCTACTTTGAAAATGTGAGCGACATTGGGGAGCGGATATCCGGGCAATTTGCAATCACGCTGGACGAGTACGAAAGAATACAGCGGGAAGAAATCTTGCCCGAGACCATCGCCGAGCAGAAACTCGTGGAAATTCTCCAGGTCAAGCCGGAAGAAGATGTGACAGCAGCTTTTGTGCAGCTGTCGGAGCAAGTGGTGCAAGATGCGCAAAATCTTGCGGTCGCTACCGCAACCGATGTGGCATCTGCAGCCGTGGAAGAAATCAAGGTGCAAGCGATACAGGCGGCGACTCAAGTCGCAGATGTACAGACGGCCATGCTGCGAACCGCTATGCGGAAATTTGTGCGAATCGATGAACTGGAACCGGAGGACATCGCGGACTTGGTGGGGCTGTATGATCCGTGGATAGCGGATGAAGCGGTGGCGGTCGGTGACATCCGATCCTACGACGGCAAGCTGTACAAAGTCGTACAGGCCCACACGACACAGGCAGACTGGACGCCTGACGCTACACCTGCGCTTTGGACAGAGATTGCGCCACCGGAGACGGAGGACGGCGAAGAGATTGTGCCGGACTTTGTGCAACCCACGGGGGCACACGACGCCTACAGCACAGGCGATAAAGTGCTTTTTGAGGGCAAAGTGTATGAATCCTTGATTGATGCGAATACATGGTCGCCCGCCGACTACCCGCAGGGGTGGAAGGAGGTCACTGACTAATGGCAACTTTACAGCAACTTGGAACCGTCCGCCTACGCTTGCGGCTGGGCGGTGATGACTATCAAGAGACGCTCCACGCAGTCCAAGGCGATACCGGTCGCGTGTTAGAATTTGACGTATTAGACGGGGACGGCACGGTCGTCACTGATCTTGCCGGCGTGACCCCGGTCCTTTTCGTACGCCGACCGGATGGAAAAGAAGTCGGATCAGCAACTGGCGAAATCGTGGGTGGTGTCATCCGGATCATCATCCCATCGAGCCTGCTCGCATACGCCGGTGAGACAAAAGCGCAGATACAGCTGGTCGACAGCGCGAATCAGCACAAATTGCACGATCATCTGTACCGCCTGCAAATCGAGGAATCTCTTGAAGCAGGGGCGTCACCCGGCGAGAATCTTTGGTTTTCGCTCGCCGAGCTTACCGAAGCGATAGCGGAAGTGCATCTTCTGGTCGAGCAGTATGACACCGATGTAGCCGCGGTCGCTACCATGCGAGACGTTGTCACCACAAAGCATGGAGAAGTCACCACCATGCATACCAGTCTACAAAGCGTCTTTGATAGCGAGCAAGCACGCAAGACGGCGGAAAGTGGGCGGGTATCTGCGGAGAATGCAAGAAAGACGGCAGAGACGGCGAGAGCTAATGCGTGGTCTACGCTAAAAAACTACTGGGACACGAAGATTAAACCCTTTTGGGATGATACTATCACGCCCGCATGGACAAGTATGGCCGCCGCCTGGGATAGCTGGAGTGAGACTTGGACAGGCTGGGTCAGTGCGGAGAACACACGAAAGTCGAACGAGAATGCACGCATATCGAATGAAAACACCCGCAAAACCAATGAGCAAGGCAGGGTATCAAATGAAACCGCCCGCATACAGCAATGGCAGACGTGGGAAGGTCTAATCGAAGAAGGCGCGATGCCGAATGCGACTTCCACGACTGCTGGCGCGGTCAAAGTAGATGCAATGGCCACGGAGAGTGCACCGTACACAGCCGTCACCACCGGCAAGCTGGCAAGTGACCTGACAGGAAAGGTTGACAAGATCTCGGGCAAGGGATTGTCCACGAACGACTACTCAAATACGGCCAAAAGCAAAGTGGACGCTATCCCCGCGAGTCCGAAATATACAGACACGGTCACAACCATCAACGGCAAGACCGGGACAATCAGTAAGTCGGACATCACAGCGCTGGGCATCCCGGCACAAGACACCGTCTACACCCACCCAAGCACACACCCTGCATCCATGATCACGCAAGACAGCGCGCGACGCATGGTCTCCGACACGCAGATCACCACATGGAACAGCAAGGTCGATAAAGCCGGTGGTCAGATGACAGGCGCGCTCGTGGCCCAGCCGTCTGGCGACACCCGACAGATGCGAAACATCACGATCGGCACGACAGCTCCCACAAGCACGACGGGACACACAGAGGGCGACATCTGGCTGGTGGTGCCGTAATGAAGTGGGTTTATGAGCGGTGGAACATTAAGTGGGATATTAGTAACCCCGACTACTTATCGTCGACCATTGGATCTATAGTATATCCGATAGATATCGCCACCCTACAAGCTTCGGAAACAGGTGTAACTGAGATGGACGCTCCCGGCATGGTTCTTAGCTCAAAGCGGCGCGATGATTATATAGCGGGCGTATTGACATACTGTCAGTATGGGGTGCCCAGACAAAGTGGAAATATCCCCCAATTCAGTATTACGCAGTCGACCCTTGCCCAGCGCCGCATCAAAGACGAGCGCCTTGAGGATATCGTGCTCGAAGAAGGCACCGTCCCCGACGACGGCATCCACACGGACGGCTATTGGTACGTCAAAGTAAAACCCGCTTTTCCCACGATGCGCATCCTGCGTGATGGTCAGTGGGCCGAAGTTGAGACGGGCTACGTCCTCAAAGACGGCGTCTGGAAGTCGATCGAGGAGATCTACAAGCTGCAGGACGGACAGTGGGTGCAAGCATGATAGCCGACAGAAAGGGGGAGGATGCATGGATATCAACGAAATATTTGTGGTCGTAGCAAATAACGGCATCCAGATCGTGCTGTCCGTCCTGTGGATCGTCATCCTCATCACGGTCATCCGCATGGCCCCGTCGTGGGGACGGGCGGCCTTTAATCTTATCCAGAAGCTCAATGACACGATTGAAGACAACACGGAGCTGCTGCAATTTACGAAAGACCTGCACGAGAAGATGGAAACTACGGATGCTGAGCGGCACGATCTGGTGACGGAAAAGTTGGATAACGCGGTGTCGGAAATACGCGGGGTTCGGGAGCTGCAAGAAGAAAGTGACGAAAAAGTGAACCTCAAGCTGGATCGAATTGAGCGAGCGCTGATCGATGAGATCAAAGAAAGGAGTGAAATCCATGAGTAACATTAGAATCCTACTCGACCCCGGGCACGGCGCAGGTCGTGCGCATAACCGGGGGTTTGTAGGGGGCGACAACGAAGGCGATGCGAATTTTAACTACTGCACCGGCCACTTAAAACCCGCGCTGGAGCGCAAAGGTTTCATCGTGGGCATGACCCGGCAGAAAATCACGGACGACCCCACGTTGGCAGAACGGGGCGCAATGGCGGCAGGTTACGACCTGCTTTTTTCATCGCATTCAAACGCGATGGGCACGCCGAATTCCGGCGCGTCCGGCACGGAAATATGGGATAGTGTACAGCGACCGAATCGCGCGCTTGCGGATGCTTTATGCAAGGCGATTAGTGGCGCGCTCAATATAACGAACCGAGGCGTAAAGTACAGAAAACAATCAGACGGCCGGGACTGGTATGGCGTCTTGCGAGGAAGTAAAGCCAAGTCGGCTATGCTGGTGGAGCACTTTTTCCACGACAACGCGACTGACGTCAATAAGTGGTGGAGAAACTACAAACAGGTAGCCGAAGCCACAGCCGACACACTTGCAGCTTACTATCATCAGTCGAGCGACAAAGAGTGGACGGCGGAAGAATTTATAGACTATCTTGCACCTTTGGCGCAGGCAGACTACAAGAAGTCGGGCATCTTGCCGTCGGTCACGATTGCACAGGGCATGGTAGAGAGCGCAAACGGAAACAGTGAGTTGGCCAGAAAGGCGAACAATTTGTTCGGGATCAAGGCGAGCGCGCCGTGGACAGGCGATAGGTACAAGAAGACTACGAGCGAGTTTGTGAATGGCGGGTACGTCAAAGTCGATGCCTACTTCCGGAAGTATAAATCATGGGAAGAAAGCGTCAAAGATCATGGCGAGTTTTTCCGGTCGACGCCGACCCGGGTACAGCTTTACAAACCCGTCTACACGGCGAAGGATTGGCAGACCGCCGTACATGCGCTGACGGGCACGTATGCGACGAGTCCGACTTATGCACAGACCCTGACGAAACGGATTGAGGACTACAGACTGAACAGGTATGATCCGGGCATGGTACAAGATGATCCGGTGCTTGCTCCTGTGCCAGAATACACTCCCTACCACATCGGCGTGTATGCGCATAGCACGACAGACCTTGGCGGCGTGCTGCGCATCGTTTCGCAGGTGGAGGGAGCGGTACTTGTGGATGCCAGTAGGGTAGACCCGACGTACTACAAAGAGATTATCCAAGTGGGTGGCCCGAAAGATGACAAGGCGACGATTCACTTGAGCGGGGCAAATCGCACAGAGACAGATGCGGCCGTGACCGCATGGTTGGCGGAACAATGAAGCTAAACACGATCTACAATGAAGATTGCTTGGAGGGTATGAAACGGATACCGGATGAAAGTGTGGACTTAGTAGTTACAGACCCACCTTATAAGACAATCGGGGGCGGGGATTCTAATTCACGATACGTGACGGACGTAATATTAAACAGAAAGAATATTATAAACGGGAAGCTTTTTAATCACAACGATACATCATTCTCCACTTGGATTCCTGATGTTTACAGAGTGCTTAAAGATGCTACTCATTTTTATGTAATGGTAAATGACAAAAACATGCACGAACTAATGGACGCATGTGTAGCAAGTGGGTTTCAGTTAGTAAACATCTTAATTTGGAAGAAAAACAATGTGACACCCAACAAGTTTTATATGAAGAATTGTGAGTTCATTTTATTGTATCGAAAAGGGGGACAACGTTGGATTAACGACATGGGGACGAAACATCTATTAGAAATAGATAATATAAGGAACAAAAAGCACCCCACTGAAAAGCCAATCGAACTAATGGAAATTTTTATATTAAACAGTTCGAAGACAGGCGATATCGTACTTGATCCCTTTGTAGGGGCAGGGTCAACCGCTTTAGCCAGCAAGAAAAACGACCGCCAATACATCGGTTTTGAACTGGACAAAGATTATTACAACATCGCACAAGACAGGATTAAGAACCACGAACAACAATTAACCTTGGAAGTGCGGCCGTGACAGCATGGCTGCAGGAAAGGAGTAAGAAATGAGCTGGAAAACAAAACTATCGAGCAGAAAATTGTGGGTCGCGATCATCGGCTTTGTATCGGCTTTGCTTATGGCGTATGGAGCGGATCCAGGTACGGTGGAAAAGGTGACGTCGGTCATCATGGCGGGCGGCGTGCTGATATCGTACATCTTGGCCGAGGGCTGGATTGATGCCAGTCGGGAGAAAGCGGATACGATTGACATCGGCGGCGAGTTTGATGGAAGAGAGTAGACGCCGTCCTGCCCCGTGGCTGATAGCGGCGCTGAAAAAGCGTGCGCAGGAGAAAGCGGAGCAAGAAGAAGAAGTAGAGCAGGAAGAAGTGGAAGAGTGTGGCACTTGAGAGTGAGA